ACGATATGCCACCGCAGGGAGTCTGTATATGCAAATACTTTAGTGCCTCTCTTGGTGTAATTGACTCGTCGTATGGATCATAGTGCAGGATGCCCACATACATAGCATGCGTAAGAGCTGTATAAAATAGCACGTAAACGCCTGATGGTGGCTTCTCATCCAAAGTTCGTTTCCACTCAAGTAAGGGCCATTCCACGCTGTATCTCCTGTATATGTTTGCACGCATAGTTGCAATGATGTTTAGACTGATACCTGTAACCCAGGCAGGTGCAGGTCCACTGATCGTCTGGTGGCCCTATGGTTGTGTCATGGGTGATAACGTATATGTCACCCTCTGACCCTATCCTTCGCCAGGTTGATACACTATGATCGGGGTGTCCTCTCCTATCCATTGTCCTATCGTCTGACTCTCTATCCATTCTATTGCCTCTTCCTGTGACATTCCCCTTTCCATATGAACAGACATTAGTTTGTGGTAATCGTATGCTGGCACAGACATGCCGTATCGTAATGCTATGCCTATGAGTGCTGCATCTAGCTCTGCAGGTTCATAAAAGATAGCTTCGGTTGTGTGCTCCAATATCCAATCTCTCATTATGGTGATACCTTATTGGTGGGAGTGGGTGTAGTTCAGTAACAGGAAGTTTATATGATCCACGCCATTTTTCTGCCTGGGCCATTTCCTCAGACATGGCATATCCTGTTAGGTAGATAATAGGGGGTGTTTCTACCCATTTACTGTAATCCTCATAACCCTGTATCAACACAGATACAAAGATCCAATCTGGTCGCAAATCCCACGGTTTAGCATACAGGTTGTAGTGCCTGGGGTTACAACTGCCGCGCATAAATGACCCCTTTACATCGACGTTGAGTCCACCCAGGTCAAACCCATAGTCTGGTCTATCAGGGTTTTGATTGCGGTAAAATCGTGTTATCTGATACTGCTGTATGTCTCCGTATTGGTATTTGCAATAGGCTGCTGTAGCTACCTGTCCTACAGCTTGGTCGATTCCAATGCGATGCTGTCGTTTTCTGCCATTGTGCACGCTAGAAGGACGCACACCAATGCCCTCTGTGATGTTGTACACTGCGTGCTCTAATGCTGTTTGCATTTCATGCGTTGCTAGCTCAATCGTCTGCATGCTGCCTCATTGCCATAAGTCCCCTTCGCTGCAACTGTTCTACTCGTTGCCTTGTTATACCGAAGATTCTACCTATGTGTTTCATTTTCCATATTGGGCCATAAAAGCCGTAGCGTAATCGCAGTATTATCCGTATGGCTGGATCTGTTATTGGCGATAGAGAGATGGTTTCTTTTTCCTCTGGCGGTTTTATTTGCAGGTTTTGTGTTCTGTCAACGTCCTGTCCTGTGGTTATGCAGCCCTTCAAGTTTTTTGGATCGTGCTCATAATACGCTATTTGTGCAGCACGTGCCGAAGGCACGCCCTCTTCCTCTAATTTCTTTTGCGCCCTGTTCTGTTTATTGCGTGCATTGATTGCCCACAATGGCAAGTTCAAACTATGATCCTCTTGCATTGTGTCATATATGCCGTGCAATATGTAAAACTTTACATAACTGATGAATTTTACATTAGCTGAAGGATCAAAAAGGTCTATCGCCCTGTGTATGCGATACATGGCATTTTGATACGCATCTTGTTGGGATACGTATATGTGTCCGTTTAATATTTTTAGCACCAATGCGTGTGTGGAAATAACTAACTTATCACGCGCATCGTGATCCTGTTCTTGTTGCCAGCGTCTGCATAATTCTACCTGCTCATCATTGGTTAATACTTTGTGTTGCTTCCTGAAAGGATACCCACTGCGGTTCCCATTTGAGGTTGACTGTCCCAAGTGCGCCCTGTCTGTTTTTTCTGATTAACAATTCACAGTCACCGTGATTCATGTTGTTGCAGTGTTCAAACCCCCACCACAACATGGTTACGATGTCTGCATCCTGTTCGATCTGACCTGAGTCCCTCAGATCCGATAACGTGGGCCTACTCGCCTCACCTGACCTCATCTCTATTGACCTGTTCAACTGCGCACAGGCCAATACAGGCACTCTCAAGTCCATTGCCAGGGCCTTCAAGCCCCTTGAGATCTGTGATACTTCCTGCTCTCTACTATTGCCCTTGCTCTGCATGAGCTGCAGATAGTCCACCACAATTAATTCCAGTGGCGTTGCCCGATGCAGCCGTTTTGCCCTACTACGTAACGCCTGTAACGACACACTGCCACGTTCATCAATATGGATTGGACGTTCTGCCAACTCTCGCACAGCATAGTCGTAAATGTCCTGTGCTTCTTTTGGTATGTTGTATCGTGAAAGATCACCAATGGAAATGCCTGTACTTTGACTTAGACTGCGCAGCACGATTGCCCGTGCATCCATCTCCAATGACACAAACAGCACTGGACCTGTACTAGAAATTGTTTGCGCCATCTGCCAAGCTAAAGCTGATTTCCCCTTACTGGGTCGTGCAGCTAATATTATGAGTTGGCCTGGTTGAAAACCGCTGGTCAAACTATCCAATTCACGCAAGCCAGTAGACCTACCTAAAAGTTTTGCGTGTTTGTTTTTTGCAGTCCAGGTGGTGGTGTCGTTTACTGCATCTCCCATCAAGATTAACCCCGTGTCCTGCCCATTTCCTATGTCCTGCATAGAGGTCACAAGATCATCCAGCGGCGAGGTTATATCAGATGCTTTATCAGCTAATTTTCTAGATTGTGAAATGATCTTCCTTCTTGTTGCAAGGTCGATTAACACAGTCACGTGGTGTTTCAGGTTGGCTGTATTTGACACCATCGTATAGAGTTCAGCTATGTCGTGCAGCCCTACCTCTGGTGCTGTCCTACGCACGATGCGGTGCACCGTTACGGGGTCCAGTGTATCCGCATCGTGCGCTACTGTTACAGCCTCTGTGAGACTGTTCCAGATCATTCGGTGTTTGGCGTTCCCAAACGTGGTTTGATCAACGCCCATATCGACAGCATCTGGCAGACATGAAGTGCGCTGCATGCAAGCTGACAACACACAACGCTCTGTTTCAGCGTCTATCAACTCGCTCACATCGTTCCAATCATTTTGCGATACGTATCCCAGGGAAGAACAACAAGCGGTTCCTTACGATCTTCTTTGATGATCAGCATATCGTTATCACCTAACCATCGTTGGATCAAGGCAAACCCCTGCCCCTCATTGCGTGCCTTTACCTCTGCTCTTAACTGCCCATCAATAATTACATCCCCTTTATACGAACCACCTGCTGAACCAGAGAGAGGGACACGCTCCGCATGCACCCCTATTGCGTGGTGCATAGCTACCACTTCACGCTCTACGCGCAGTCCCTTTGTCCTGCGCCCCTTTGCAGTCAACGGCATTAGAAGACCTCGTTATTTTCTACGTTGATTCTGTTTGCCAGTACGACCGTTTTGTATCGTTTCTCGCCATTCTGCTCCCATGACTCGCTGCGAAGTTCGCCATTGATCCCCACAATATCCCCCTCACACAAATCCTTTGAAATCTCTGCCAGTTGACCCCAGGCAGTGATGTTGTGATACGTGCTAAACGTCTTGCCGTTAGGTGTATTCGCCTCTGTTACAAGAGAAAAATTAGCAACCGTGCTTTTAGGCGTTGTGTTGTGACGAACTTCACCCTTTACACTGCCCAATAATGCTACACTGTTTACACTAACCATGAACTAACTCCTTCTGATAATATTGTTTGACTGCGTTTTTGATATTTTCATTGCCATTGAGGTATTCAATGACCATAGACAGTTGCTCAAACTCGCTGGCGTAGGCACATACTGCCGTTGTTGCCTCTGTAGTGCTGATCAGCAGAAAACTGTTATCGGAATCTACTATAGCGTGAGCATCGTTCTGCGCTAGCTGCATTTCCTCGTTGAATTCACTCACTGTTATCTCCTGTAAAGAGATGTGTTTCACTCTCTGCTAAGATTTTACCTGCAATGGTTTTCGTCCCCATCCGTGCAACAAACCATGTTTCGGCATTGCATTCTCTGACCTGCCAATCCCAATCAGGAGATTCATCCTGCAGTGCCAACTGTATTTCACTAGGCACCGAATTCGACCAT